AGCGAGTATCCACCAAGAACCTGAAGAAGTAGTGTTAAATGAAGAAGTAGTCCCAGAACAGGAGATAGAACCCATGTCAGAAGTAACCGCACCAGCAGTTGAGGCAACAATCCCAACCGCACCAATTTTTGCACAGGCCAAAAAAGAATTTAAACTGCCAAGTGCAGGCGAGTTCATGGCCGCTTATCACATCGGTGGAGACACGTTCAAAAACATGAACGCTGCAGTAGCAGAACACACCGCATCACAGCGCACCGCATTGCAGGCAGCTGCAGGTGACGTGCTCACGACTGACACACCTGGTCTTTTGCCAGTTCCAGTACTTGGACCATTGGTTCAAGACCTGAACTTCTTGCGTCCTGTGGTCGAGGCAGTAGGCGCCCGCGCTTACCCAGACAACGGTCAGTCAAAGACTTTCATTCGTCCAACTATCACCACGCACACCAGCGTTGCTTCGCAGTCAGAACTTTCTGCAGCATCAGCAACAACCATGGTGATCGCATCCAACTCGGTCAGCAAGACCACACTTGCTGGTCAAGTAACGCTGTCAGTTCAGGACATTGACTTTACATCGCCAAGCGCAATGCAGTTGATTTTGAATGACCTTATGGGCGAATACATGATTGCATCTGACAACAAAGCAGCAGACGATTTGCTCACCGCAGCAAACTCATCTGGTGTTTGGGACGGAACAGTTGCCGACTTGCTCAAGTCCGTTTACGACGCTGCAAACGACATTTCAAGCAACCGCAACTGGATGCCGACACACATGTTTGTATCGGTTGACGTCTGGTCACAACTTGGTCAGCTTGTTGACACAACTAACCGCCCAATCTTCCCATTTATTGGTGCAGGCCTTACCGGTCAAAACGCACTTGGCGGCGGAAGTGCAACATCATGGAACGGCACCCCACTCGGATTGCAATTGGTAGTTGACAGCAACTTCGCTGCCAAGACCATGATCATCACCCGCGTAGGTCAAGGTGCAGGAGATGCTTACGAATTCTACGAATCAATCCGTGGACTCATGAGCGTTGAACAGCCGTCAGTCTTGGGACGCAACATGTCATTCCATGGCTACGTGTCAACCTTTGCTGCAATCGGCGGAATGATTCGCAAGATCACCCAGGCCTAGTCGAGAGCGGAGCAACCGCTCATGGCTACATACACAGTTACTAACAAGTACCTGATTGACAACTTTGCCGTACTGCAACTCCTGACCCCCAGCGAGATTGCAGTCGGCAGTTCAATCACGGTCGCTGGAGTTGACGCAACATTTAACGGCACTTACTCGGTGCGCGCATTGCCACAGTATTTGTTTTTGGGCATTGATACGCAGGGCGATCTGCTTTACGACTATCAGGTGCCAATTGCCGATCAGGTGCTTTACGCCAAAACAGCAAGCGATGTCGAGCGTGTCGCCGCGTCTGGAACTGTTGCCAATGACCCTGTTTGCACATGGGTGACGGCCGCGCAAGTTATGACCTACCTTGGCATCACGATCACGAACCCATCGGATGACTACACGTTGCTCACGCAATCTGTGTCGGCTGGTTGCCAGTTTGCGTTTCGTCGAAGGCAGGAGTCAGGCTACATAGACTCCCTAACGACCTCTCCTGGCGGTGACGCAACATTGGGCACTTTAATGTATTGCGCCGCTCTGTGGCGCTCTAGGGGCTCAATAGAGTCAACCTACGCCACGTTTGACGGCATGGGCTCGGCACCACAGCAAAGCCTGACCCCGATCGTCAAGCAGCTGCTTGGCATCCCTCGTCCAGCGGTTGCCTGATGTCGTACACCGATCTGTTCAACGAAGCGATTGATGATGTCACGGCAACGCTGACCGCCGTGTCTGGACTGCGTGTTGTAAACGACCCAACCAAACTTGCACCTAATTGCGTATACCTTGACGCGCCAAACTTCACCACGTTTGCTGGCAACGGCAACATCGTGCGCCTTGAGTTTCCGATCAAGGTCATTGGCTCTGGGCCTGCAGGTCTGCCGGTGCTTCGTTCAATCTTGAGCATCGTTGCAACCGTGCTTGGCTCCTCAATCATCGTGATGGCTGGCCGTCCGTCAAGCCTTGAAATTGGTGGCGCGTTGTACCCGTGTTACGACCTTGATTGCGCTATAGAAGCCCAGACCGCATAATCCACAACTACCGAATACAAATCATCTACTATCAGATCAGAACTTAAGGAGAAATTATGTCATCCACTTACCTCTCAAACCCAACAGTCAAAGTTGGCACCGCCATCGGCACCATTGTTGACATCACCACAGAAGTTTCTGCATGCAGTTTGGTTGTCACCGCGGAAGCTCTGGAAGATACGAGTTTTGGCCAGACATCCCGCACTATGACATCTGGCCTCTTTTCAAATACCTGTACGCTGACGGTTTACGCCAGTTATGCAGCAAGTAAGTCTTACGCAGTTTTGGCGCCATTGCTCGGCACGAAGTGCACGATTAAAGTCAACCCAACAAGCGCAGCAGACAGCGCAACTAACCCTGGCTTTATTTTGACTGACACTTACTTGTCAAGCATTCCAGTAATTAACGCATCGCTTGGCGAGTTGAGCACCTATGAAATTGAGTTTCAGGGTGGCACGTACAGCGTTGACGTCACCGCATAAATAACGGCTCCAAGCCGACATAGGAGAACAAATGAAAATCAAGTTGCAGTTAAAGCGCACGACCGACAGCGCACCTGAGTATTACTACACAAACCTGTTTGTCATTACCGAATGGGAACGCCTTGAGCGTCGCAACATCCAGCAACTGTCAGCTTCACCGCTGTACTCCGATTATGCGTGTTGGATGCACACGATCTTGAAACTTAAAGGCGAACAGGTTGGCGACAACTGGCGTGAATGGATTAGCAAAAACCCTGACATCGACATTCTGCCGGTACTGGATGAGACAGACCCAAACCCTACGGACGCGGCACCTTCCGCCGCCAACTAGCAGAGGTTCTCGTCGGGGTCGGTTGGTGGCCTAACGACATTCCGTTTGACGCACGTGATCTAGTGACTGTCATTAAAGTGCTTAACGAGCAGAACAAACGGAGATGATGTGAATGAAGTATCGGCAAAGATTGAGGTCGTCGGGCTTAAAGAAGCCTTGAAGACTCTTAACAAGATTGACAAATCTTTGCGCCGTGAAATTACAAAAGATTATAAAAAGATTGTTCAGCCTGTTATTGACGATGCCAACAGGCTTGTCCCTAGCACCGTTCCGCTGTCTGGTATGGCTCGCAATTGGTCAACTAGGTCAGGGTTCAAGATGTTGCCGTGGGTGCCTGGCATGAAGCAGAAGATTGCTGCCAAGATCAACACTCGAAATATCAAGGAATACGGCGGAAACAAGAGCAACGTGGGCACGTTTCTTATTCAATGGCAGGGCGCTACTGGCACCATGTTTGACACGTCCAAAGAAGGAGCGTTAGGTCGTCAACTAACTGCACGCTATGGGGAGCGTTCGCGAGTAATGTGGAAAGCGTACGTGCAACGCGAAAATGATGTCATGTCCGAGATGGGTCAATTAGTTAAGCGCGTCATGGACGAAGCAAACAGAGAGACCGCGTAATGGCAATTAACATCCCGATCATCAGCGAGTTTGACGGCAAGGGCGTATCTAAGGCCATCAAGCAATTTAAGCAACTTGAGACCACAGGTGAGAAAGCCCAGTTTGCGATCAAGAAGGCTGCCGTACCCGCAGCTGCCGCGCTGGCTGGTTTGGCTGTTGCTTTGGGTGATGCCACACGTGCTGCGATGGAAGACCAGCAGGAGCAGGCGGCGTTAGCGCTTACTTTGCAGAATGTGACTGGCGCGGGCGCTGACCAAACCGCACAAGTAGAGAAACAAATCAGCGCGATGAGTCGAGCGTCTGGTGTTGCTGACACCGAGTATCGCAAAGCATTAGAAGCACTTGTGCGCGGTACCAAAGATGTTGGCATTGCCATGAACGACATGAACCTTGTCATGGACATCAGCACGGCCACCGGCATGGATTCTGCCAGCGTTGCCGACGCATTGGCTAAGGCTTACCAAGGCAACTTTAAGGCGCTCCGATCTTTAAGCCCAGAGATGTCAACCATGATCAAAGAAGGCGCAAGCCTTAACGAAGTCATGGACGTGCTGGGTGGAACCTTTGGCGGCGCTACAGCAAAGAACGCTGAAACCGCTGCAGGAAAAATGGCCATCCTTAAAAACTCCATCGGCGAAACCAAAGAGTCAATCGGCGCAGCTTTGCTACCCGTGCTTGAAGCCGTGCTACCTGTGCTCAACAAGTTTGCTATGTGGGCTCAAGACAACCCGAAAGCATTCTTGGCAATCGCAGCCGCCATCGGTGCAGTCGCAGCTGCAATCGTTGTCACCAACATTGCTATGGCGCTTAACCCATTTAGCCTGATCGCTGCAGGCATCGCATTGCTGGTTGTTGCTTTGGTCGCTGCATACAACAAGTTTGAGTGGTTTCGTGACGGCATCAACGCAATCGTCAACACCGTGATCGGGTTCTTTGCTGGCATGGTCAACGCCGCGATCGGCGCGGTTAACGCAATCATTAGCGCTTACAACTCAATCCCGTTGCTACCGGACATTCCAAAAGCACCAACAGTTCCTGTGCCACAACTTGGCGGTCAAGCAGCATCGGCTGTCGTTGCTAAGAAGATTCCACGTTTGGCTGAGGGTGGCATTGTCAGCTCCCCTACTCTTGCGCTGATCGGTGAGGCAGGCCCAGAAGCCGTAGTGCCATTAGACCGCCTAAATACTGGCGGGGGAGTGACCATTAACGTCACAGGCGGACTTGCCACTAGCGCCGAGATTGGTGAGTCGGTCGTTAACGCTTTGCGCGCTTACTCGCGTAGCGCTGGGCCGTTGCAGTTACAGGTGGCGTGATGCCAGGCGTATCAGTTGTTGACTCGGGCAACTATGACCTACAGATCGCAACAGGGTTTCAGGTTGACGCTTTTGTTCTTGATGACGCGCTTAAAGGTGTATTAGATAACACCGAATATGTGCTTGACGGCACGACCGAGTTTGCCGACGTTATGGATTCGACTGTAAGTATTAACGTGCGGCGCGGTCGCCGTGACGTGGGCGATCAGTTCAGCGCTGGCACCATGACATTTACCATTCAAGACGTGTCAGGGATTTTTAATCCGTTTGATCAGAGTTCGCCTTATTGGGACACCCCACAAGCAAAGCCAGGACTTGCCCCATTGCGCGAAGTGCGACTAATCCGTTACAGCTCAACCAATGTGCCCGAATCATTGTTCAGCGGTTATGTCGTCAACTACGACTACAACTTCGCGCTCGGCGGTTTAGACACCGTGACCGTGTATTGCGCTGACCAGTTTTACTTGCTTGCGCAAACCTACCTAAACGAACTAAACGTCACCGCCGAAACATCAGGCGAACGCATAGAAACAGTCCTAGACCTGCCAGAGGTTGACTTCCCAGCAGGCGCTCGAAGCATCGCGACTGGCACCGTGAACCTTGGCCACGACGCTGCATACACCGTGCCGGCAGGAACTAACGCGCTGCAATACCTCACTCAAATTAACGACACCTCGGAATTTGGCAGATTGTTCATGTCACGCGCGGGGGTCTTGACGTTCCAGTCGCGTGTGGGCAATACGTTAAGTGCGCCATTAGCCGATTTTCATGACGATGGCACGGGATACAAGTTTGATGGTGTGGGCATTAGTTTTGAGGCTGACTCTGTAATCAACAGATCGGTGCTCACAGCTCTTGATGGCAAAACGGCAACCGCAACCGATGCAGGTTCTATTGCTACATATTTTATTCAGACATCAAGCATTACAAACAGCCTGCTTCATGTGCAGGGAGAGATTGACACCGCAGCGTCCTATCTGCTTAACCCAGAGCCTGAACCGCGCTACACATCCGTGGCAACCAAATATCTGATGCTGACCACAGCCCAAAAAGACACCCTGGCAACCGTTGACATCGGCGACACCATCAGCGTAGAAAAAACGTTCCCAAGCGGTGCTGGCACGACCCAGTTGGCGCAAGAGCTGTCTGTTGAAGGCATTGAGCATTATTTGGACTTTTCTACTGGCCACCGCGTGCTTTACAGCACCGCGCCAACCACGATTGTTTACGAGTTGATATTGGATGACGCGGTGTATGGCACACTCGACGCAGAAAATGTTTTAGGATAAGGAGCACTTATGGGAGCAAACGCACAAACCGCAGTACCAGCCTTTGTTGCTGGGGAAGTATTGACAGCTGCCGAAATGACGCAGGTGAACACGGGGATTCCGGTATTTGCCACGACTACGACGCGCGATGCTGCTTTTGGTGGCGCTGGCGAAAAAGTTTTAGCACAAGGCCAGTACGCCTACATTGAAGCAACTTCTGCGCTAATGGTTTATTCGGGAAGCGCGTGGGCCACGGTTGGCGCGTCTGGTTTGACTTTGGTTAAGGCGCAGGTTGTTGGTAGCGCTGTTGGAAGCGTTGCGGTAAGTGACGCGTTTAGCGCAACTTATGACAGCTACATAGTGACTTACAACAACGGAGCGTCTTCCGCTACTGATGCTTTGCAAATGCAACTAGGCGCAACAACTTCAGGTTACTACACATCAATTGTTGGAAATACTTGGAGTACTACAGCAAGCAATAATGGAAGTACGACTGCCACCAACTTTGACCGCGTTGCTGCAATGAACAGTACAAACGGTGTGAATTTGTACATGCAAATTAGTTCCCCATTTTTAAGCAAAGCAACTGAAGTTACTTCGAGATATTTGACAAGTTCGGCGGCTTATACATTCAACGGTTTATTGCCAAACACCACTTCGTACACAGCATTTACTTTAATACCATTTAGCGGAACGTTAACGGGTGGAACAATTCGCGTCTACGGATTAGCAAATAGTTAGGAAAGAACATGACTTATGAAGAAGCAATAGCCATGTACCCGCACGATGAAGTGCATATTCAAGTTGATGATGTGGTTAGACCTATGACACCAAAAGAGTACGAAGCATTTATTAAACGTCAAGTAAACGCCGTACCTGAATCTTAAAAATGCGATGGCGTTACCTCATCGGCTACGTCGCGCTAATTGCGGTCGTGTTGTGGGGTTGCGCTGGATGTGGTTATGACGGCTCATATCGCTACCCATGCCAAAACCCAGCCAACTGGCAAAAACCTGAATGCGAACCACCGATCTGCAACCCATCTGGAACGTGCACAAGGGATTTAATTTATGAGACCACGCCTTAAACCCGAGGAGCTTCACGCTCGACTAATCGTTGTCGTCGGAATCATCCTTGCCAGCGTGTTTGCCATCACCGTGCTTGGCTTTGTTTATGCGCTCATGTTTGTGACCCAACCAATCGGCCACCAGAGCCCTAACGACTCCGCAT